TCCACTGTCACGGTGGGTGCAGTCAGGAGGACGTGTTCCAGACCATCAGGGAACTGCACTTACTTCCCGAACTCATGGAACGGCCAGACCCACTCGCCAACATCAAACCGATACCGCGCAACGTCTTTGAGCAGGAGTGGCAATACCAAGATGAGGACAGGACAACGGTATTTGTCAAGCAGCGGTTCAAGATTGGCGAGACAGGGAAAACGTACAGGCTGTACAAGGTTGACGCTGATGGCCGTAGGCACTCAAGCCTCGCTGATGCGCGCATCGTCCCCTACAACCTACCCGCACTGCTGGACGCGAAGACGGCAGGCAGGAACATATTTTTGGTCGAAGGCGAGAAGGCAGCGGATGCCATCACAAGCATAGGCATGATTGCGACCACGGCGCACGCTGGTGCCGGCAGCTGGCCGGAGGCCATCACCGAGTACTTTGCTGGCGCTCAGGTCATCATCCTGCCGGACAACGACACGCCAGGCTGGCAGTACGCGCATAAGGCGGCAGCCGCCATACTGCCCATCGCTAAGTCGGTCAAGGTAGTTGATCTCGGCCTGCAAGGCCAAGGAGATGATGCCTATGAATTCCTCGCGGAAGGCGGTAGCAAAGACAAGCTGGTGGCGCTGGTCAAGGCAGCGTCAATCATCACTAGTGCGGATCAAGTAACGATGCCCGAAAGGTTGAATCCGATTACAAATGCAGTGCCGGACGCAACACCATCACCGCAGGACATTGCAAAGGAATTTGAGTCAGAGCCACCAGCACCAAAGGAACAAGCCAAGCCGCCAAAGCAGATCAACATCGAGCATTGGGACTCAATACAAGATGAGCCGGTGAGGTGGCTCATAGACAAGATGCTGCCGGTGGGTGCGTTCACGGCGCTCTACGGGCCGCCAGGCTCGTTCAAGTCGTTTATCGCGCTGGACATTGCCGAGGCTATAGCGACAGGTAGGACATGGATGGGCAATGAGGTGACAGAGCCAGGCTCCGTTTTATACATCGCGGGGGAGGGGTTCGGGGGAGTCGGCGCAAGGATCAAGGCGTGTAAGCAGCATCACCAGACAGAGGACGGCGCACCGATCTACGTCATTAGGCACCAGCTCAACCTTAGATCGAGCGTGGAGGACTTCAACGCGCTGATGCTGGCCGTGGAGCATTTGGTCATAGACACCGGCATCGACTTCAAGCTGATCATCATCGACACCTTAGCCAGAGCCTTTGGCGGCGGGGATGAGAACTCAGCCTCAGACATGATGCAGTTTGTGGTCACCTGTGGGCATATTCAGAAGATCGTGCAGGACGCTGCGCTCATGATTTTGCATCACAGCGGCAAGGACTCAGCCAAAGGGATGCGGGGTAGCTCAGCGCTCTTAGGAGCCGTGGACACCGAATTGGAGTTGATCCGCTTTGAGGACTCTATGAAAGGCATCATCAGAACCGCCAAGCAAAAGGACGGTGAGGACGGCACCCGCTACGGCTTTGAGATGGTCAGCGTGGAACTCAAGCCGCCAGCTGGATCACTGCAAATAGGCGATCCTGTAACCAGCTTGGCGGTGCAGGCCAGCGACTTCAATGAGTCAGCAAAGGCAGTCAGAGGCAACAGCGGAAAGGGTAAAAACCAGCGCATGGTCATGACAACTCTAGAGACTGTCGTTAAAAGCAGCGGTGTACTGAAATACATCGAAGGTTCACAACGCACTGTGGTCAGGTTGGAGCAGTGGAGAGAGGAATTGTGGTCAAAAATGGGCTGCGTGGAGGAGGATAAGAACACGTTTAAGACAGCTTGGCACCGCGCAAAGATGCAGTTGTTGGACTCAGGACAGGGCGGTATCAGCGATGGATTCGTTTGGCTGCAATTTAAAACAGAAGACAAAGAAGAGTATTGATGCTGTACATGTATACAGGTTACAGGTTACAAACAGCATACATATGTTACCGATTGAATCCTGCATGGTTACAGTTACAAATCGAGAGTCTATAAGACTCGATGATATGTAACCCATGCACCACTTGAAACCAAGGAAAGATCATGGCAACAAAAGCAAAAAGCAGACAGCATCCATTAGCAACGAGTCCAAGTCCACAAGCAGACCCTTGGACGATTTACGTTCAATCAAAACTGGTGGAGTTGGAGGCTGCCAAAGCAGTCAGCGACAGGAAATGGGGAGAAAATAGACTGATTACTTTAGTAGACAGTGAGCTGAGAGAGAAATTCTGGATTCAGAACGCCAGATTGCAGCAAGCAGTCACGGCAAAGGATCACGCGAAATTCGATTCAAGCCTGGCGGGAATGATCAGGGCGTATGGCGTGCTGGATCAGTGGGCAACAGATCAAGGCATAACGCCAGCCAGCGACAACATCCCGAGGATTGAGTGGCAAATGCAAAACGGCCAGATCATGGTGATTGTCAGAACTGTCAACGAGGCCGTGGCAATACAGCGGGAGCGTCAAGACATCAGCAATCAGAACATCTGGGCTATGGAAGAGATCGAGGCGCTGATGGCCGATGAACGTATGCAGCAAGTCATCAAGATCAAAGCACTATTCCCAACGGCCACAGTAACCAGTTTCAAAACAGCGCCAGACTTCAAGCTCGGAGGGGCAACAGGATTTGATGACTTTGAAAACGACTTGAAATTCGATGACAATGAAGTCATGGAAAAGAAATTCGACACGAAACTAGCAGGGAGAATGAAGAATGCAGCAAATTAAACAATGGGTACTGGATATCGTCCAGCGGATTAAAACGGCTCTAAGGAGGGTCTGAGCGTGGCAGGAAGACCGAAATTCAGAGAGGACATGGCACTGCTTGAGGATTTGCCCGATGACCTGATCGTGTCCATGTTTGAAGCAGGCAAGTCGCAGACTCAGATTTGCTACGAAATGGGCATCGGGCGCAGGGCGCTTGAGCAATGGATCGAGGATACCGATCCCTCTATAATTGCGCGTGCGCGCGCGAAAGCCGCCGATAAACTCGCGGTGGAGACTCTGGACATTGCTGACAGCATGGCCGACAGCAACCCGCAGCGCGATGTCCAGCGCATCCGAACGAGGCAGTGGCTGGCCGAACGATGGGATCAGAAGACTTACGGCTTACAAAAAGCAGCCTCAATCAACATCAACATCCAAGACCTACGCATGGCCGCGCTGCGCCATGTCGAGGTTGTCGATGACTTATCCACAGGCGAGAAGCAGGATTGAGCCGTGATTGATCACATTGCCCTGTGGATAACGCAACTCTGCCTGTTTGTTGAGCAAATACTGGTCAGTTATCCACAATTGACTTAACATAATGGACATCGTGTTAAATGGAATATGTCAGCATTCTGTAAGAAAGCATATAGATCAATGACTTGCATGAATAGTGGATTGTGGATAACTTTCAGCGGTAAAGTGGCCGCTGCTGGTGCCGGAGCGTGCCGCTGGCCGTGGGCGGCGGCGACCCCCCCATCGCTGGTTTTGGCGGGGGCAGCTGATGATGCAACCGAACACCTACCGAAATCCGCAACCGACATAACCACATGACCCTACCCCCTACCCCCACTGCGACAAAGAAGCGCGTCCCGAAAAAAAATTCTGATGATTTGGTGACGAATAACCCATTTGTCGAATTCGTCAAACTCTACAAGAATAATCCTGTCCTATTCGTCAGAGAGGTGCTGAACACTGAGCCTGACCCGTGGCAAGTGGAATTCTTGAACCACATTGCGGCGGGCAATAGAAGAATTAGCGTGAGGAGTGGACACGGTGTTGGGAAGAGTACTGGCGCGAGTTGGGCGATGATCTGGTACTTGTTTCTGAGGTTTCCGGTGAAGATTGTGGTGACGGCACCAACGAGCAGCCAGCTTTATGACGCATTGTTTGCGGAGGTTAAGCGGTGGGTGAAGGTGCTGCCGCCGATGCTGCATGACCAGCTGGAGGTGAAGCAGGACCGGATTGAGGTCAAGGATGCCAACGAGGAGGCGTTTATCTCAGCCAGGACTAGTAGGGCCGAGCAGCCCGAGGCGTTGCAGGGGGTTCACAGTGACCATGTGATGCTGGTGGGGGATGAGGCATCTGGTATTCCGGAGAAGGTGTTTGAGGCCGCGTCTGGCTCGATGTCGGGGCATAACGCTGTGACGTTGCTACTGGGAAACCCAGTGAGGAGTAGCGGATTCTTCTTTGACACGCATAACCGGTTGGCGGGGGATTGGGTGACGATGAAGGTGTCCTGCACCGAGTCGCCCCGGGTGAGTGAGGCTTACATTGAGGAGATGAAGTCGCGGTACGGCGAGGAGAGTAACGCTTACCGGATTCGCGTGCTGGGTGAGTTTCCGAGGAGTGATGAGGACACGGTGATACCGATGGAGTTGCTGGACTTGGCGATGAATCGGGACGTAGTGGCATCGCCTTATGCGCCGCTGGTCTGGGGCTTGGATGTTGCAAGGTTCGGCTCTGATCGCTCGGCACTGTGCAAGCGGCGGGGTAACGCGGTGACTGAGCCGATTAAGACATGGAAGAATCTGGACTTGATGCAGCTTACCGGCGCGGTGGTGGCTGAGTTTGAGGCGTTGCCGCCAAGCGACAGGCCGGAGGAGATACTGGTTGACAGTATTGGACTTGGCGCTGGCGTGGTGGATCGGCTCAAAGAGTTGGGTTTACCGGCGCGCGGGATTAATGTCAGCGAGAGTCCGGCCATGGGCGGGACTTACAGGAATCTGAAGGCCGAGCTTTGGTACAAGGCCAAGGCGTGGCTGGAGCAGCGGGACTGTCGGCTGCCAAAGGATGAGTTGCTGGTGGCTGAGTTGGCGACTGTGCGTTATATGTTTACGAGCAATGGGAAGATTCAGATCGAGAGTAAGGATGAGATCAAGAAGCGGGGTTTAGCCTCACCTGACAAGGCTGATGCGTTTTGTTTGACGTTTGCGAGTGACGCTGTAATCGGCATGATGGGGTCTAAGGCCAGCACCAAGTGGGGACAGCCGTTGAAAAGAAACCTGTCAAGGGTTGCATAATTGACGTAATTGTTTAAAGGGGAAAATTATGAAGATGACAAAGGCGGCGAAGAAAGTTGGCAAGGTGATGGGCGAGTACAAGGCTGGCACATTGCACTCTGGCAAGGGCGGCAAAGTAGTCAAGAGTCCTAAGCAGGCCGTGGCTATTGCGATGTCCGAAGCCAAGATGCCTATGCGCGGTGCGCGTACAGCGAAGAACATGAAGACCAAGGGGATGCGTTAATGGCTACGCTCAAGCGCACCATGGATCAGGCCATGGATCAAGACGAAGGCTACGAGGGCGGCGGCGAAGAGAGTTGCCCGATGGCAACGCAAGACATCACGCTGAATTTGAAGAATCGCGCTAAGGCAATTGATTCTGCGAACTACGGACCGGAGAATCCGAAGCTGCCTAATAAGCAGTATTGGATGGAGATGGCGGCTGAGTGGGAGGTGTCCGAGGAGGATGCCAAGATGAGCCGCTGCGGTAACTGCGCGGCGTTTAACCAGGATGACTCTATGCTTGAGTGCATTGCTAACGGTATTGGCGATGAGGGCGACCCATGGGCGGTGATTGATGCTGGTGACTTGGGTTACTGCGAGATATTCGACTTCAAGTGCGCGTCCAGCCGTACTTGCTCGGCTTGGGTGGTGGATGACGAGGGCGAGGATGAAATGCCTGAGTCACTGTTAACGATCAAGATTGGAGTCAAGAATGGCGACTAAACCTGGTTTGTACGCCAACATCAACGCGAAGCAAAAACGCATCGCCGAAGGCAGCGGCGAGAAGATGAACAAGGTTGGCTCCAAGGCAGCGCCGTCTGCGGCTGACTTCAAACTGGCAGCCAAGACCGCGAAGAAGAAGCCGAAATCAAAGGGTTAATCATGGACCAAGGACTACTTGATTTTTTTACAAGCCAAGGCGACAAAACCGCCAAGCAACGCGAAATGATGCAGCGGCAGATGGAGGCGCAGCAATTGATGCAGCAGGCATATGGCAATCAATCAATGCCTATAGATGTCAATGCGCAAATTGAATCTGTCCCTGGCTTATCTGGATTTGCTGGTGGTGGAAGAATTGGAACGAGAATGCAGTTAACGCCTGAACAGGCTTTGATTCTTGGAATGTCTGGCGGTGGTTCATACTTACCAAGCATTCCAGGCGGTAAGCAATTCAACGTGAATTCACTTGATGCAATGTTGCCAACATCACAAGGTAATTTTGGTGTCCAGTTAAACCGGCGCGAGGCAAATAATCCATCAAATCCATACTTAATGTTGAACTACAACCGGCAGTTTTAAGTGATCTCCCCGATATGCATCTCGACAGTACACGGCAAAGGTTTGCGGGTGATGCTCACCAGCATCGCCGAGTACTGTCCCGAAGTGCCTGTCTATTTGCGCGGTCCAGAGTCCATTATTGGCGGCTTTGACGCTGACCTGAAGGTCTTTGGTGCAGCGCACAATTTCGGTGATGATTACAACGACATCATTGACCGTGCCTTTGCTGATGGGTTTGAGTCAGTGATCTGCGCCAATGATGATATTGTGCTGACACCAATGAGTTACCAGCTGCTGACGGAGGATGTAGCGCAGCTGAAAGAGGAAACCGGTGAGCCTGTGGGCTGGGTTTCAGCGCGGTGCGATGCGGCTAGAGCAGTGCAGAATATTCGCAGTAATCCATTTAATCAGGAACTGCATTACTTTAAGTACCCATATGAGTACGCAATTGTTCCGATGGAGGTGCTGTCTCCGATATTTGGCTGGATTGGGCGTGATGCTTGGGACTGCTTTAAGTTTCCACCGCTGAACTGGTACTCCGATGACGTTCACTGCGAGGATTTGCGCGCAGCTGGCTTTCACCACTACTTGAGCCGGTCTTATGTGCATCACATTGGCAGCCAGACTGTGGGCATGAACGGTGACGCACTGACCAAGGCGGCCATACCGTGGTTGCTACAGAACAGGCCGCACTATGCCGAAGCGTGGTTCAAGTGAGTCATCAATCCCAACTTGACTTTGTCGGTGGCGTGAAAGCGTATTTCCCTGAGTTTTTTTTGGGTGGGCGAGTTTTGGAAGTTGGCTCACTGAATATTAACGGCAGCGTGCGTGACTTCTTTGTCAATTCTGAGGAGTATGTAGGCTGCGACTTGGGCGAGGGTAAGGGCGTTGACATTGTTTGTGCAGGGCATGAGTTGCCATATGCTGACGGTTATTTTGATGTTGCGATATCGTGCGAGTGCTTTGAGCATGACCGACACTGGCGCAAGACATTCTCCAAGATGGTTGACTTGGTCAAGGTTGGCGGTTTGGTTATATTTTCCTGCGCGACTACGGGCAGGCAGGAGCATGGGACAACGAGAACGTCACCGGCTGATGCACCTTTCACAAATGACTATTACATGAATCTAGAGGCCGGACACTTTGGTTTGTTGGTCAAGAGGTTTTCACAGCATGAATTTAGCGAAAATCAGTCTCCTAGAGATTTATATTTTTGGGGTATTAAATGAAGACACCAGCGTGGCAGCGTAAAGAGGGAAAGAGTCCGAGTGGCGGCTTAAATGCCAAGGGACGCGCCAGCGCAAAGGCCGAGGGTATGAATCTGAAAGCGCCGGTGAAGTCTGGTGACAACCCGCGCAGAGCGTCATTCCTTGCGAGAATGGGCAATATGCCTGGCCCGATGGAAAAGAACGGCGAGCCAACCCGATTAGCGTTGTCCCTCAAGGCGTGGGGGGCTGACTCAAAAGAACAGGCGAAGGCCAAGGCCAAGGCCATATCCCGAAGGAACAAGAAATGATCAACGATATGAACATCAGCACCGACATTGCCGCCGTCAACCCGATGGATGACACCGAGTTGCAGGGCATTGTGGCCGGTGAGTTGGAAGATGCCGTCAGCTACATCGATGCCGATGTATCGCCTATCCGCGCCAAGGGAACAGAGTACTACCGTGGCGATCCCTTTGGTAACGAGGAAGATGGCCGCAGCCAGGTGGTGGCGATGGAGGTGCGCGACACGGTGAGCGCCATGCTGCCAAGCCTGATGCGCGTTTTCTTCAGCACCGAGAATGTTGTGGAGTATGTGCCGCGTGGGCCGGAAGATGTCGCAGGCGCGCAGCAGGCGACAGACTACGCCAACTACATATTCAGCAACGACAACAACGGTTTCATGACCACCTACGCGCTGTTCAAAGACTCGCTGGTGCGTAAGTGTGGTATTGCAAAGTACTATTGGGATGAGGTTCAAGAGGTCAAGATTGATGATTATTCTGGCCTCGATGACCAGACCGTGCAGCTGCTGATGTCCGAGGGTTCCGAGGTCAAGATTGTGGTCAGCTACCCTGATCCATCAGTGCCGATGGACATGATGCAGCCGCAGATTGATCCGATGACCGGCCAAATGATGCAGATGCCGCAACCGATGCTGCATGACGTGCAGATCAAGCGCACGACAAAGGATGGCCGTATCCGCATCATGGCTGTGCCGCCCGAAGAATTGATACTTGATCGCAGAGCCAGATCGTTTGAGGATGCAGGCATCATCGCCCACAGACAGATGGCGACCGTGGACGATCTGCTTCAGATGGGCTACGAGCTGGATGAGATTGAAGAGAATATATCCAGCACCGATCTAGACAGCAATGATGAGTACTTGGCGCGCCAGCCGCTGTCCACCACCATGGGTTCCGGCGACAGTTTGAATCCTGGTCAACGCCGCGTTTTGTACGTTGAGTCCTATATCCGCGTGGACTTTGACGGTGACGGCATCGCCGAGTTGCGTAAGGTCTGCTGCATGGGTTCGGGCTACACCGTGGTGCGGAACTTGCCAGCCAGCTATATTCCCTTTGTTGATTTCCCATGTGATCCAGAGCCACATACCTCACCGCTTGAGGCCATGTCGGTGTTTGATTTGACGCACGACATTCAGGAAATCAAGTCCGAAGTGTTACGAAATACCTTGGACTCGCTGGCGCAGTCAATCCATCCGCGCACCGCCGTGGTGGAAGGTCAGGTCAACATTGATGACGTATTGAACAACGAAACTGGTGCCATTATCCGGATGCGTGCGCCTGGCATGGTGCAGCCGTTCTCTACCCCATTTGTCGGCCAGGCCGCATTCCCCATGCTGGACTACATGGATCAGATGCGCGAAGACCGCACCGGCATGAGCAAGGCCGCGATGGGATTGGACGCTGACGCATTGCAGTCAAGCACCAAGGCAGCTGTGGCGGCCACCATCAGCGCCAGCCAAGGCCGTATTGAGTTGCAGGCACGCATACTGGCCGAGGGCATGAAGAAACTGTTTAAGGGCATCTTGTACCTAATGACCACACATCAAGACAAGCCGCGCATGGTGCGCTTGCGTAATGAGTGGGTGGAGATTGACCCGCGAGTCTGGAATTCCAGCATGGACGTGACGGTCAATATCGGCCTGGGCAATGGCGACACCAATGAGCGCATTCAGGCGCTGACCATGATTGCCGGTAAGCAAGAGCAGATCATTCAGCAGTATGGTCTTGACAATCCAGTGGTGACACCGGCCATGTACATTCGCAGTCTTCAAAAGATTATTGAGTTGTCCGGCTTTCGGGATGCGTCCAGCTACATCCAGACGCTGCCAGCAGACTTTCAGATGCCACAGGCTGAAGCGCCAAAGCCAACGCCGGAGGAGGTGCTGGCTCAGGTACAGGCTCAGTCGATCCAAGCCGACATCCAGAAGAAGGCTGCCGAGTTGGAGTTGAAGCGCGAGCAGATGATCCGCGATGACGATTACCGTAGAGATCAAATGGCGCAGGACTTAATGCTCAAGAAGTACGAATTAGAGTTAAAGTACCAGACACAAATTAGCACTGCCGAGATCGAAGCGCGGCAGTCTATGGATCGGGAGGCCATGGCGCAAGAGTCTGCAATCATCCAACAGGCTGTGCAGACAGCGGCGAATGTGCCTCCACCCATCAACCTTAATGGAATGGTTTAAATGAACGAAGAACAAGTACGAAAAGGCCGCAAGTCCGAGCAGTTCATGCAGGACGAGGTATTTGCAGCGGCCATGGAGAAGATGCGTGGCGATTTGCTTTGGGAGTTTGAGAGCAGCAAGCCGGAAGAGGCTAACAAGCGTGAGATTTGCTGGGCGCAGTTGCGTGCCATTGAGAATTTCAAGAACGAACTTACCAAAATGATCGACAACGGCAAGGTGGCGCAGCGCGCCATTGAGCGAGCGCAGAAAAATCTTGTTTAATTAAGGAAATAAACTAATGCAAACAGTAGCACCAACGCCAGCGGCGAGTGTTGTACAGGGTCCGATAAGTATGGCCGAAGCGGCCAATGCACTTGCTGGGATGCTCCCCGATGAGGGACAAGAGGAGAACAGCGAGGCGCAGTTGCCCGATGAGGGCGCGGCGGGAGTTGATGAGTTGCTAGATGATGCAGACGCATCCGGCGATGAAACTGATCCCGAACAATCCGAGGAAGATGATAATTCTGAAGAGGAAGAACAGCCACAAGTCTTCACCGTCAAGGTTGACGGTAAAGAAGTCGAGGTGTCGCTGGAGGAACTCCAAAAAGGATATTCAAGGACTCAGGATTACACGCGAAAAACGCAGCAAATTGCCGAAGTGCGAAAGCACGCAGAGGCAGAGTTGCAGGCGGTTCGCGCCGAGCGCGAGCAATACGCTCATTTGTTAGGAGCTTTAGAGGCTCAGGTTCAGCAGGCAACGCAGCCGAACATTGATTGGGAACGTCTTTACCAAGAAGACCCCATTGAATGGGTACGGCAGCGCGAGCTGATGCGAGAAAACCAAGAGAAGAACGCAGCTATTCAAAGCGAAAAGCAGCGCCTGTCTCAGTTGTCGCAACAGGAACAGATGCAGCATCACCAGTTGGTTTTGCAGCATGAGCAAGAGGCTTTGGTGGCGGCTATTCCCGAGTGGAAAGACGCTAAGAAAGCTGCGGCTGAAAAGGCCATGCTCGTTCAATTCGGCCAGAAGGCTGGATTCTCACCTGATGAGCTTAAGAATGTTCTCGATCACAGGGCGGTTGTGCTGCTGCGAAAAGCGGCGCTGTATGACCAGATGGTGTCCAAGCGTGGACAGATCAAGCCGGTGACGAACAATGGGCCAAGACCCGCAAAGCCTGGTGCAGCGGGAAGAGTTTCTAACAATACTGAGGCATTGCGAGCACAACAGCGTCTTGCGAAAACTGGCCGTGTTGATGACGCGGCTGATGCAATCTACAAACTCTTGAAATAAGGAATTCACCATGTCTATCGTAAGTAACACGTTCACCACCTACTCTGCAAAGGGTATTCGTGAAGACTTGAGCAATGTCATCACCAACATCGCTCCCGAAGAAACACCGTACCAATCCAACATTGGCCGCGAAACCGTCAGCAATACTTTGTTTGAGTGGCAGACCGACACATTGGCAGATGCAGCCGCCAATGCTCAGTTGGAAGGTGATGACGTTGGCACATTCGATGCAGTCGTTGCGACTGTTCGTTTGACCAACTACGCTCAGATCGCACGCAAAACCATTGTCTTGTCAAACACTGAAGAAGTGGTTAACAAGGCTGGCCGCCGTTCTGAACTGGCATACCAGATCGCCAAGCGCGGCTCTGAACTCAAGCGCGACCAAGAATTCACATTCTTGAATGGTGCTGTGGCTGCTGCTGGTAACACTACTACTGCTCGCGCTACTGCCTCTTTGGGCGCGTTTGTTAAGACAAACACCGACAAGCAAACCAACGGCGCTGACCCAAGCTACAGCACATTGCCAAACAATGCGCGTAGTGACGGCAACGTGCGTACTTTCACTGAAACCATTCTGAAGAATGTGATTCAAAAAGTATGGTCTGCTGGCGGTACACCAAAAATCCTGATGGTTGGTCCTGTCAACAAGCAGAAAGTGTCCGCTTTCTCTGGCATTGCATCTTCACGTTTCAACATCAACGGTGGCGAAAAGCCTGCCGTGTTGATCGGTGCAGTTGACATCTACGTCAGCGACTTTGGCAACGTGGCCGTTATCGCTAACCGCTTCCAGCGCGAGCGTGATGGTTGGGTCATCGATCCTGAGTACGCAAAGATGACTGTCTTGCGTCCTTACCAGCAAATCGAATTGGCGAAAACTGGTGACGCTGAGAAGCGTATGTTGTTGATCGAATTCGGCCATAAAGTTACGGCTGAAAACGCTCACGGCCTGTGCGCTGACTTGTCAACTTCTTAATCAACTAAGAGGAAAAAGGGGAGGAGAAATCCTCCCCTACTTACATGGAAAAACGATTTTTTGATGCAAGCCCCGAGAAGGGGATCACCCGCACCTGGCACTATAACGATGACACTGATGAGGCAACGATTCAGACAACGCAGGACTTGACTGCTGTCATCGAGGCCAACAAGCGCGACTTTGCTGCTACTGATAACAGGGCGAACTGGAAGAGCGAATGGCATCACATTGCGAGCATTCCTGAAACGATCTACTTTCAGCTGAAGGCCGAGGGTAAGTTGGATGATCCGGTTTACATGAAAAAATGGTTGAACGATCCCGATAACAGGTTTTTTAGAGTGAGGCCAGGACAGGTATGAAATACATTGCAGTCTGCACGCCAGCGCGGGATCAAGTACACACCAACTACACCTACTGCATGGTCAATATGGTGGCGTACCACACGCTGAACACGACTGATGCCGTCAGCCTCAAGATATTGCAAGGTACGCTCATCCAGAATCAGCGTGCTGACCTGTGCCTTGACGCGATGCGCGAGGGTTGCAGCCACATACTGTTCATCGACTCCGACATGACATTCCCGCAGGACATGATCCAGCGATTGATGGCGCATGACGTGGATATCGTGGCGACCAACTGCGCCAGACGCAGGATGCCCACAGGTCCAACGGCGCAGAACTATGATGAGAATGGAAAGCGCAAGCCGGTCTACACCATGCCTGAATCCACCGGCTTAGAAGAGATCGGCTCAGTTGGTACTGGCGTGATGCTGATCAAGCGCGAAGTGTTTCAAGGAATGTCTGAGCCATGGTTCGATATGCCCTGGCAGTACGACACTCGCGGCTACATGGGCGAGGATGTCTTCTTTTGCAAGAAGGCTCAGGAATTAGGTTTCAAGGTGTATATTGACCATGATGTCTCGAAAGAAATCGGACACATTGGCACATTTGAATTCCGGCATGAACACACTTGGGTTATGCGGGAACAGCTTGAAAAAGAGGCCGTCTAATGGCATTGACCACCTACACCGAACTCAAAGCATCACTGGCTGATTGGCTCAACCGGACTGATTTGACTTCGGCTATTGCTGACTTCATCAGTCTGGCCGAGGCGCAGATGGAGCGCCAACTACGCACCAGACAGATGATCGTGCGTGCCAACGCAACATTTGCAGCTGCCGCCGAGTACGGCACGGTGCCTGATGACTTCTTGGAAACCAAGTCCATCAAGCTAGATACCAATCCGGTGACATCATTGTCATTCCAGACAATTGAGGCAATGGATCAGCTGTCGAATACCACCTACCTGTCCAGCGGTAAACCGCTGTATTTCACGGTGGTGGGCAATCAATTCCGGCTGCTGCCGATACCTGATGGCGAGTACACCGCTGAGTTGGTCTACTACGCCAAGTTGACCAAGTTGTCATCGACTGTTGCAACCAACTTTCTGCTGACTCAGGCACCGGACGTTTACCTGTACGGCTCGCTATTACAAGCTGCGCCTTACTTGCAGGATGATGCGAGAATCTCTGTATGGTCATCGTTATATGCTGCTGGCTTAGAGCAGTTGCAAGTTGCTGATGACCGTGGATCAACCAGTGGCGGCGCTCTGTTGGCGCGTGCAAGGACATTCGGATGATAGTCACCACCACCAAAGGCGAGATGGACGATTCATTGCTGGAGAAGCGTGAAGGCTCATTGGACAACGACACCGAGACAACAAGCTGGGTAGAGTACTGGCTAGATGGTGAAATGGTTCACCGATCTGTCCACATGGCGCTCAAGCGCAGTGTGTTTGCTGATGGCGTTACCCAACAAATTTAAGGAGAATTATCATCGCTAATACTCAAGCTATGTGTACCAGTTTCAAGGGTGAGCTGCTTGTCGGCCATCATAATTTCGGCACTGGCGTTATTCGCGCATCTACTGCCGCCGACACGTTTAAGGCTGCCTTGTACTTGGCCTCTGCCACTGTTAGCGCGGCTACAACGGCCTACAGCGCCACCAACGAGGTGTCCGGCACTGGCTACACCGCAGGCGGCGTGACGGTAACCTTTGGCACCGCGCCAAGCACCAGCGGCACTACAGCCTTTGTGACCCCTAGCGCCAGCATCACTTACTCTGCTGTGACCCTTTCTACGGCCTTTGACGCGGTCTTGATCTATAACTCGACTCAGTCAAACAAGGCGGTTAGCGTGCATACCTTTGGCAGCCAGACCGTCACCGCAGGCACGTTCACCTTGACGATGCCTGTCAATGACGCAAGCACCGGCCTGATCCGGTTGGCTTAACCGAGGAGCAGCGGCATGGCTGCATATGGCTCCGGTTATTACGGTAAGGGTGTTTACGGCATAGGCAATGTCGTCATCAGCGGTAACCAGGCTACTGGTGCCATTGGTACGCTGCTCACCAATATATCCATTCAAGAAGATGGAACGATAGCCACAGGCAATGTAGGCACAGTCGGATTAAACGTATCTGTTGCCATCACCGGCAATGCAGCCACTGGCGCTGTCAACTCAGTATTGGTTTCGCCAATCATCACTGGCAATGCTGCAACCGGTGCTGTCGGCACTATGAGCGCAGAGGTTATATCGTTCCAAGCAATTACTGGAGTTGATGGATTTGAGGGTGTTGGTACTGTTACAACTGTCATAGAGGTTGCGATAACTGGCGTTGAGTCTATTGGCTCTGTTGGAACAATAATTGGTTATGGCTGGGGCGCAGTTCCTGTCAGCATTGAGACATGGACACCAGTTTCTGACACGTCAGAATCTTGGACAGATTTAGCAGACAATTCAGTAACTTGGCAAGAAGCCGCCTAAAGGGGATTTAAGAATGGCAGATACCACCACAACAAACCTATTGCTGACAAAGCCAGAAGTAGGAGCCTCAACAGATACTTGGGGAACAAAGGTAAACACCGACCTAGATTTGGTCGATGCATTATTTGCCGCCGCCGGTACAGGTACTTCAGTTGGCTTAAATGTTGGCGCTGGTAAGACATTGACGGTTGCTGGCACATTGAATGTCACAGCCACTGACTTTATTAAGGTTGCGTCAGGCACTACGGCGCAGCGACCAGGCTCACCAGCCACTGCTCAATTTCGTTTCAACACCTCACTGACAAAATTTGAAGGCTACAACGGTACTGCTTGGGCATCTGTTGGCGGTGGTGCAACTGGTGCAGGATCAGACACTGTTTTCTATGAAAACACAAAAGTGGTTACTGGTAACTACAGCATCACAGCATCAAACAACGCGCACTCTGTTGGGCCTATCACCATCAACAGCGGCATCACTGTCACTGTCCCCTCCGGCGCTCGCTGGGTTGTTCTGTAAAGGAAATATATGTCATCAGTCGTTATTTCGGGAGACACCAGCGGGGCGGTAACACTTGCTGCCCCTGCTGTTGCGGGTACAAACACGCTGACTTTGCTTGCAGCCACTGCGACTAGTTCTGTCAATATCTTGGGTACTGCTGTTGCGTCTACATCAGGCGTTTCAATTGACTTCACAAGTCTGCCAAGTTGGATTAAGCGCATTACAGTGATGTTTACCAGTGTAAGTACAAATGGCGTTTCGCCTTTGATTATTCAATATGGTGTAGGTGGCGTACCAGAAACGAGTGGGTATCTTGGCGGGTCAAATAATAGAGGAGGCGAAACAGCAGCTGCAAATGGATTTCTTTTAAACAGAGTTTCTATTGCCACTAATAAAGTAACAATTCTTGCGACTATTTGTTCCTTTGGCTCTAATATTTGGGTTGGTTCAAGTATATTGGCAGAGCAAGCAAATGATAC